GCCTACCTTTTCTGTGTTGAAATAATCCGACATCATATCCTTAAAGTATCCATCCATACCTTCGTTAGATATAACTGTTAATACTTCATTAGAGTATGCTCCACCTACCAAGCTGAGTACCGCCCCTCTCTTTGCGTCTGTAAAAAACTTACTAGCTCCATATGTTGCAAAGCTTTCAGGGTGATTACTTATACCATACTCCTCTAGTCTTGCTAGCTGCGTTCCAAGCACCTCAGGTATAGAGGCTATTGTTCCACCTGCGGCTGCATCTGATAATAAATTTTTACCTGCTAGTACATAGGATATTTTATCCTCTTGCAGCACAAGTATATCTGTTTGTCTTCCTACAATCTTCATAATCCTTCCAAAGGAATCTTCTAAAGACTTGAAGTTTAACAATCCCATATTAAACACATTGAGTCTGTTTAAGTTTGACTCATCATTATATACACCGCTATAAGTTAAGTCAGCGAATCTATCTGCCTGCTTGTAATCCTGTTCTGATACGGTGGTTACTCTGTTGCCTAATCTTAACTGTCTACCGTCAATTGCGTCTCTAACCTTAAAAGATTCTACTCCATTACCAAAGGCATAACAATTGAAAAACTCTGTATCTATAATGGCTGATGTAAATGTGCTTATGTCTTGGTTTTGAACATTACCTGAATGATTACCACTAGAGTCTATGGAGTAAGACACTGAATCCTCATACCATATATCAGGATTGGTATCACTAGGTTCTGTTTCAAATACAAGTGTTGAGTTATTTCTGTAGATAGTTATAGAAACATTGGCACATAACCTTTTTGCTTTATTACCTGTTCCTGTTAAATCACAACTATGAGTACCTAAAACTGTTAGCATTAATTCATTGGTTGCGTTCCTGTGAAATCCATAGAAGTTAGTCCACTGCCCATTATCGTTTGGATACCAATCCCAATAAACACCTGTGTTAGGGTTATACTCAGTATTCCACAAAGTATTTTGTAGCTCAGTAAAGAAAACATTGTCAATATTATTACTATGGTCGCTTGTTCCTGTCTGAACAATGACATCAAGATTATCCCCTACAGCCCAATCAAATATATTATCATAATCTCTTGAGGCAAATATAGTTTTGGTTAAATCATAATTAACTTCATTACATTTTCCCTTACCCTCTCTGTCAAAATTAAATCGTAATTCTATCCTACTTCCCTCAGGTATAGTGTAATCATACCAATCACCGTTACCGTCCTGCAAGGATGTGGTGTAGTTTATCTGAGGTCTACTCTGAGAAGCACCACAAACTTCCTCACTACCTAAAGTTACCACAGTAAGTGTATCTTTTGATACAGCAAAGTTGTTAGCCCTTACCTTCATATATACACCAGCAGGTACATAGGCATTTTCAGTAGGGTCTTGAGTGCTTGGAACGGTAATAAAGTTAGCCGCTTTTGATTCTTTTTCCAAAACGGTAGTGTAAGTGCAAGGGCTTACAGCTCCGTTTGCATCCACCTTAACCTTTAGTCTATCTCCTGTCTCTACCTTTTTAGAGTTTTCACCGTCTAATAGTATATATGTATAACCTGTCTCTATATCAAAGAAGGATATTCCTCCGTATATTGTTTCATAAAATTCCTCATTCTGTTTTGCTACAAATTTATAACGAGCAGCCCAACTAGGAGCAACCTCTTGCGAAGGTATTTCTACCCTTGCAATATTTGATTTGTTACTGGCATTACAAGGAACGTGGATGGTATTGTTATTACTAACAAGAGCTGTTGTCGAGCGATTATATTCATCCATATAAACAATTCCTAACTCATAATCCCTGTCGCTATGTAAACTTTTTAAGGTACTAACATCTGTATAGGTTGCTTCAGCATTACTTATTCTGAAGTACTCAATGGCTTGTTGTGTTACAGTAGTTATATTATCAACATACCTCATAGCATTTACTTGGATTATCAGCTCGTCTGTTGCTGTTGCTGAGACTGAAAATGATTCCCCCCAATTGTCTCTACCCGACTCAAGCTTGGTATATGTTCCGCTATCTAAAGTTTGAAGGCAGTTGCAGTTAAATAAATCAGTAATAGAGTATCCTAAACAAGAATTTGATACGGGTATACTGGTGGTTATTTTTTCCAAGAACTCTGAAGATGCCACCATTTCCGCTAGGCTTGTATAGTCCTTGGGCAAGACAAAAGAAAACCCTGCTGAAACAAAAGTATTTGTATCCGTAGGAGTTACACTTCCCTCCCAGTGTTCATGTGACACCTCCATAACTAACGATATAGCTACACCTTTTATAAGTGGTTTATTCGACAGGTCTATACTTACAGTTGACTGAGGTATCACCTCATTAGAAAACCCACCCACATTATATGTGCCATTTGACAGGTTAGATGTTACGCTAAACGATGCAACATCTTGTGTTACTAAAGATGTATTGTACTCTAACTTAGTTTCAAAACCACTGCTGTCTTTTAGGTCATAACCATCTGTGTATCCTCCGTACACTAATCTGTTTCCCATAACTGTAAGGGTCTCAGCCTTTAGAGGCACATTGTCATACAGCCTTAATATTTCCGAGTCGCTAAGCACTGTGTATACTTTGCTATTATCAAATGTGTAAATCAGGTCTGTATTATCTGATAACCCTAACTCTTCTTTATCTAGTTTCTCTATTACCTTTATAGTGTTACTACTCATTTCTTTGAATAGCAAATCAACTCCAACAACAAGACTACTTCCTGTATTATAAGTAATCTCCACAGCATTCGCAGAGTTTATCATTCCTTCATTAAGCCCTGAATCTATATTGTAATTAAAGTTGTTGGGAATAAAAGACGGCTGAGTGAATTGAGACGTAGCAGAATACTCACCATTTTCATAACGATATCTATAAGCAAATGATAAAAACCTATCTTCTATATAGTTATCAGAATTAGGTATGGAAATTTCTGATGTAGTTGGAGAATTAATAGGTGGTTTTTTTACTACCAACAATTCTTCTGCTGTAAATCCATCAATAAATAAATTGACATAAGGAGCATAACCTTTTTTTACATTAATAAATCTTGGTTGGTTATAGTTGTCAGTCCATAATAAAAGGTCTTCAATTTTTACCACACTGTGAATGGGATATTCTATATTAAAATTTAAAGTAGTGGTATTTTTTGTGCCTTCCCTAGTAGATGTAAGGTGATTTGTGAGTGATTTTGTTTGAGTATTGTAAGACACAATCATATCAATCTTTCCCACAGGTCTGGTGGTGTGTGTCATCTCATCGTGTATAAACCAATATATAGTTTCGTTAGAGCCATCCTCATAGCTGCCTATAACTTTTGCATTTGAACTTAATGACACTTGATTCCAAATTATATCAGTTAGCTGAGTATTACCCATAGCGTTTTCAGCAACTCCCTGCTGCCCCCCATCATTAGAGTTAACCCTAACATTTAAAGCATCAACATACTCCCCATCCTGAATAAGACGCTCATCCAACTTCTTATTCATTTTGCCCTGTACAAAAGTTCTTTTTAATTCTGCCATATTACTTCAACCATTTATCTTTGTTACGCATTACTTGCATTATTTTAGACGGATGCATATCGCTAATCCTAATCTTAGCATTTCTAAGAAGTGCTGTCTTTCTTTTTCTAGCTCTATGTACAATATATTCCTGCACTCCAAGTTTTGAGTTAAGCATTTCTGCCTCTATGTATGCGTATACATACTGTTCAAATAATTTGTTTACACCTATTGAAGAGTTGTCTCCGTTTTCCATTCCATCTGATATATACTCAAGTATACAGCTTTCTCCTAACATTTCAGAAGAGAAGTTAATAACGCCAGTCTTTTTATCTATACGAAATGTTGGGTTCATATTTGCTGTCTCAGTATTAAGACCAAACCTTGCACCCATATTGAATTTAAAATACCAATCCCCATCTAATTCATATCCTTCCATACCATGAAATGGATTTCTAGGATTCAGGTATATACTTCTTTTAGTTCCGTCCAATCTATCTGAGTTAATCTCTGAATCAATAAGAACTACACTCCCATCTGAATTAAATATTACATCACCATCAGCTTCCTGTGAGTAAGCCTTTGCGTAATTTGTCTGAACATTTTGTGTTAACGGTCTTAATACACCATCCTTATATAAGGATATCCTAACCCAATTTACATAATCAGGAGGCAGTATAAATGTTAAGTTGTCTGTAACATTTAACTGAAGAACTTTTAATTCTCTAGCTGCATCATAGTTCAATTCCTGAATAGCTCTCTTAGCGTGGAATAGTATTTTATATCTTTCCTCATTATTTATTAATGAGTGATTACCTGTATACATCAGCATAAAGTTGTTAACTATATCTTGCAATGATACATACTGATAGCTACCGTGATTAGCAGCATTATCATAGTAATTCTTATCTGTAATATAACCCATATCTTTTATGATTGTTGTTCTTGTTGTTCGTTATAAACCTCTTCTGATTTTGTATAAGCCACGACCTCTGCCTCTCTTATACTCACACCTGCATATTGTAATATCTTCATAACCAAATTAGGTTCGTCTGATGATGGAAGCTCAAAGTCTTGGTAGTCTACTGCTGATGAGTCAAACACAGGCTCTCCTCCGCTCAGGGATATATAAGTCCATTTAGGCTCTTTTGGATATCGTATACAGTTAGCCTCAATTTCCCCGAAGCTGTAAACTCTTACAGGAAACAATTCTACTGTATCGGCTTGCATAACATAAGCAGGAAATGAATCAGATGGCTGTGTTAATAAGCTATTCATTAACATTTGAATCTTACTTCTGGATATCTTTTCTACATCTACAGAATTATAATTAACAGGTCTACTTACAGAGTAGCTGATACCTGATGCGTTAAACAACAAACCTGTTGTTGCTAATGTTGTTGAGTTGGGTATAGCTGTTATAAAAACTCTTCCTGTGGATGTTATCACAGTATCCCCTACAGCCACTTGGTCTTCTGTGGTAGCAGTAAAGTTTGCACTTGAATCTATTAGTAGATTTTGGGCAGCGTCTGAGTTTGTTGTCGTTCCGCTAGTAAGTATTCCCCTTTTTATAATAGAGTTAACAAGGTAGTAGTTGTAACCTTCTACACTTTCTCTTGGCAGGTAAAACACGTTACCGCTCGCCACTGTATTTAATGTGGTAACCTCACTGAAATCCTCTATAACTTCTAGTATGCTTTTTGCAATATCTGCATTATCTGAGTGACTACGCCTTGCATTCTCTTTTGTTATTTGTGTGTTATAGCTATAAAAATAATCCTCAAATAAATCTAACTGTGCTTGTTTAGCAAACAGGTTAAAATCAGAAGGTGATATATAGCCGTAGTTATTCTTATTGAGAATTGACAGCACTGTGTTTCTAACTGAGTTAATCATATCTTGATAATTTTGTACAAAGATAACACAAAAAAAGGATAACCCATTTCTGAGCTATCCTTTTGCTTTTAGTTAAAATGAACTTATAACAGATTGTTTAGCATACTAAAAACTTCCTTGCCGTCTTCTGTTTTAAAGTACTCAGCACAAGCGTCTTCAACTGTTCTACCAAACTCTACTGTTAGCATACGCTTTTTGTTTCCCTCCAAGTTAAAGAAAACCTCTCTACCTTTGTTACGAGACAGTATCATTCTTTGGTCAAAGAATGTTTGTATCTCTGACTTGAACTTCATTGTAGGGTCTTCCATTGCTTGATTGAAATCAGTAGGATTAGTCTTTGCAAAAACCAATACATCCCTTTTCATTTCTGCTGTAGTTATTACACTAGGGTCTTTGCCGAACAATCCTCTGGTAAGCATTTCCAATTGGTCTATGGTAAGGCTTGTAGCTATTGTTAAGGCTTGAGCTTCTGCATTAATTATATCAACCTCAACGGAGGCATCTTTCTCTTTATCTATCTCTACGAATTTTTTATTATACAATGGATGTATGTGTAGAAACTTTTGAAGTGTTTGGTTTTCTTTACCAACAGTCAGCATACCATCTTCAAAAATGATAGGCTCTAGGATTGCATTTGAATCCTGCTCGTCTTCAAAGACTGAACGTTGGTTAGACGCATACCTCATTGCTCTTTGTGTTCCTGAATCTTCATCAAAATAAAGTAAAGGTGAGCGTCTTGTATGTCTTGATGGAAGCATGTATGATAAAGGTGCTTCATTCCTTACGAGCTTATAAGCTCTGTCTACATATTCTTGTTTTTTCTTCATTACAATAAATTATATAAAATTAAAAAATAGGGAGAGGATTTCTCCCCTCCCAAAAAATATACTCATCTTATTACTCTTGGAATAAAAAGAAGTTGTTTGCACCTAAAGTACAGATAGCTCTCTCTGATAGGAAGTTAACCTGCATTGCATCAAGGTCGCTAGTAGCTGCACCACCTGCTGAACCTGTAATCCAAGTTTTATACTTTCTATCTTCAGTAGATGACTTACGATACCTAACGTGTAGGAAAGGACGCTTAGCATTCTTACCCATTACTTGGTCATACACAGAAGTAGTTCCTGCTGGAACAAGTAAACCATGAATAGCACCTGAGCCTGAACCTAACTTTAAACCGCCACGCATTGTAGGGTCGTTAAGGTATTTCCAGTCAGTTTTATAAAAGTCATATCCTCTACGGAATCCATTGAACCCTAGGTTTAAAGCCATGTTCTCACTGTTGTCAAAAAGACCATAAGATACTCCGCCTGCTGCATTAGAAGATTGAGCTGCTAACATATCATCAATGTCAAAGCTAAATCCTCTGTCTAAGAATAATGCATTCTCTTCAATAGCACCTTGCTTATCAAGACGAGATACCACTGTGTCAAACTCAGCAAGTGTACTTGGGTTTCCTCCACCCCATACATTTCCTCT